CATAATGCCTTCAACGAAAGCATCAGGTGCCGACGGATCAGCAACTATATCAGCGGCAGTAGCTAAGTAAAAGTCATCTTTTACGTAGTTCGCACCGTTTCTTTGAAGTAATGAACCCATACCTCGACTTGAAACACCCAATTGAGCGCCCTCATCTATAAGACCTTTTACAATCTTACCATATGGAGTATCCATTATCTTCGCTTCACCAACAAAGTTATTGCCATCTGGTGATAACTTAGTAATCATATGTGATACTCTTTCTAAGTTAACAGTTGGACCATCTGGATGTCCCAACTCGCCAAAAGCACGTTTTTTATTGATAAACTCTCTATTGTATCTATTCACTTCCTTTTCCAAAATCTCTTTTGGATAAACTCTTCCATTTCTATTTTTTACATTTGACTGTAAAAAGATACCTCTAATTTTATAATTCTTTTTGCCGTTTGTTTCTTCAACTAGATATTCGGCGTTAGATACTTCTTCGGAAATTAGTTTCATTTTTTCTCTCTTATTGTACTACTATTTATAAGTTTTTTGTCTTAAAACCTTAAAAATATTAACTTCTTGGTGAACCTACAGCACTTGCGTGTCCATCAGCGATAGTTACTAAGTCTTCGGGTGCTTTTTCAATGATAACTGTATCTCCAGCAGCGTGTAAATATACTTGTCCTACAACTGTACTATCAGAACCTTTTACAGTCACAGTTTGTGTTGCGCCTGTAGCAGTAATTCTAACAAATTGGGCTCTACCAATATTGTCGTCTGACGGGTTATTTACGACACTACCTTTTACGATAAATGTTTGTGCCATTTTATTTTTCTCCTAATTGTTCTTCTAGTTCTCTATCAAAGTATTCTTCAATAGATTTAATACTAATATTATGAAATTTTGCTACTTCTTCAATAGCACGATCAAATTTAGTTACAATATAACCTGATTCTTTTTCAATCAGTTTATATACATCATTAATAGCTTCTTTCATCACAGGCGATAAATTTTTATATGCCTTTGAATTAAAAGTTTCTGTTTTCAAATTATTAAGCATTGTCATTGGTCAAATCTATATCTGCTTGTCCATCTTTGTTTAAAGTTGGCGAAACTGAACCATCTTGGTTAAAAGTACCTGCGTCAGCAATCACTGGTTTAGGATCACTAAATGCTTGTGCTTCAGGATTTAAAGTTGTTTGACCTGGTGTTTGAGTTTCATTTGTTCCATTAAACAAAGAACCAGCCAATTCTTTTCTTCTAACATCTAAAGCATCACCTACTTTTGCTCTTAAAGCATCTTTAAAAGCTTCTCCAGCATCGGCACTATTACCATCTGCTAATTTGTCTATAAAGTTTTTTACTTCTTCACTCATTATTCATCTCCTATTGTCTGTGTTTCAGGTGAAGATATAATACCATCATCAATTTCTTTTTTGATTTGTTTATCAATATCTTCAATTTCTTTATCTGATTGTCTAAGTATATTTTTTCTAACATACTGTACACTATAAAACTTACCAATAAAATCTCTTACTTCATTAGCAAGTTGTATTCTTTCTCTCATCATTTCTGAATTTTTAAGTTCAGCAAAATGACCGTCTTGTAAGAAATCGTATTTTACAAAATCTCTAATTTGATGCCATTCTTCTTCAGCAATTACACCTTTTAATACTAATTGTGTTCTTAAAATATCACTAAAAAGTTCAGTAAATTTCTTTCTTAATCTTTGAACAAATTTAGTAAACTTTAATTCATCTCTTGTAATTTCTGTTGAACGACCTAAGTTAAATCCTGTAGATGACTCTAAACGACTTACTGGCACATTCAAAGAACGATATAATTTCTTTTGGAAATATTCTATATCTGTAATTTCTCCTAAGTTTTGACCACCAGGTAATGTAGAAATATCAGTACCTCTTCCGCCTTCTCTACTTGGTAACCAAAAATCTTCTAACATTGACATATAGTTTCGATCATCTCTAATCTCACCTGTAGAAGCGTCATAGACAAGTTTATTTCTGTATCTTGCCATTACATCTCTTAAATATTGTTCAGCTTTAACTTTAGGTAAATTACCAACATCAATCTTAAAAATTCTTCTTTCAGGTGCTCTTGCTATTCTGTAAATAACAGCAGCATCTTCAATCATTCTTAATTGATTGACAGGTTTAATTGCCTTATGTAAGTATGATAAAACTATATTTTTATTTTGATCTATTAGACCTGACGGACAAAAAGAAATTGTATCAGGTGCGATTTTTATACCACCACCTGAAGTTTGTCCAGCAACACCTTTTTCATTGAACATATAATATTCAACATACTCATCTACTACAGATAGCATATTAGGTGTAGCACCTTCTGGTCTTCTTTTTCTTACTTCTCTAATCTTTTTAATTTTACGTGGGTCGATATACTTTAATTCAGTAATACCGTTTTTAGTGTTTTCTCTATCAATAATTTTTTGATAGTAGATACGACCATCAACATACCATCTACGAAAAATGTCGTGTCCTTTTGTATTAAAGTTCATTAACTCTAATACAGTTTCAAATTCGTCTTCTATTTTTCTTCTTACATCTTTACCGTAAGGCAAGTGATCTAATAATAACCTTACTGGTTGTTTTAGTTCGTTTGCTACGATAGCTTCGTTAACTATATCTTCAATTGCCATATCACATTCTGGATGTAAGGCAATTTCTCTATATCGTCTAATAAGATCCGCTTCACTTTTAGCAGTACCTTCCATATCAAGGTACTGACCAAAATAACCGCCAGCGGCGACGGTTTGTGTACCGTCATCCGCTTGCGTTGTTGTAAAGCTTTGTTTTGGATCGGATTGCTTTCTAGCTCTTGTAATCGAAAATCCAAATAATTCAGCCATAATTTAATACTCCTGTACTACTACTTATATACGAATTAAGTAGTCGTATTTGATTCAAAATATTGATACTCAAAAATCACATCAAAGTCTTCTACAGCATCATTTGTACCGTAATCTAAAGGTATTTCCGCTATTGATGTAGGGTAAGCACCTCTTAATGTATAAGACTTAATTGTATTTCCGTTTCTATCTAATTGGTCAACAAAAGCATCAACTTGATAGTCAACAGGATTTGTTAATCCTTCTGCGTCTGACATATTGTTGATACCGTTTTGCCATCTTTCGAAAGCATTTCTTAACTTAAAGTTTGTATCGTTAAGAACAGTTATTGTCCAAGCAGCAAACGTTCTATCACCAGCAATTTTAACAGCTCTTCCTCTAAAATTGACATTGATGTTTCCTACTGTCATAGCAGGTAAAGCTGCCGCTGTACATAGAAACGCTAGGTCTTCTATTTCGCCACCAACTTGTGCGTAACCAGGAAAAGGCATTACTACCTTAAACTGATTATTTCTAGCGCCACCGCCAGCAAGTTTAGCTTTGAAGTCATTTATATTTGCCATTTTTTTATTTCTCCTTCTCTACTATTAACCTGCGACTTCTTCAAAAGAAACGCCAGTTCTTGTAGCGATAAATTGAAGTGTAATGAAATTAATGCTTCTAGCAGGTTTAACATATATTTGTGCTATAAACTCATTTCTATCAATTACTTCGCCTGTGTTGTTAGTTTCATCACATACTACTAAAAAGTCTGTGATACCTCTTCGACCTTGTACTTCTCTTAGGAAAGGTTCTACAATGTTTCTAAAGTTAGCTCTTGTAAATTCATCATTGAATTCAAAAAGTTGGAATTTAGAAGCAGTTGAAATTGCCTTTTCTAATACGATAAACAATCTTCTTACGTTGATTCTATCGAAAGCACTTGGTGAGCCTAGACCTGTTTTATCTCCGAATAAAATAGTTCCTTGACCTGGGAAGGTAGCAACTGGATTTATTCTAGCAGGATATAGTCTATCTCTTTGAGCTTTTGTTGGGTTGTATGCCAACTTAACAGCGCCTCGAATAACACCTCGGTTGAAACCAGCAGGTGAATACCAAGCGTCAGCAGTTAAGTCTGTTCTAGCAGCCAAACCAGCAATATCGCCGTTTAACGGTACATATCTGTACACATCATTATATCTGTCGTACATATATTTGTATCCACTATCGAATACAATGTATGAAGATGATCTAACACTTGTTGAACCACTAAAGTAGTCAATCACATTGTTAGTTTGTGTTTCAGAATTTGTAATGTTTACAACGTCAGCTCTTTCTGGTGAAGCAAATACAACAGCATCTTTTCTATTTTCAGCAATTGTAATTAAGTTGTCTAAGTGAGTTCTTCCCTCACCAGCAACACCTTGACCAGCAATGATTAGACCTACATCAACTGTTTCAGCATCATTAAACTTCTCGTAAGCAGTTTTTAACTGACCAGTTGTTACAGTAGAACCATTAGAACCACCAGCAAGTGATTCACTTGTAGGTGTAGTCACACTTGTGAAAGTTGTTCCACTAGCAGCATTACCCCAATTGGTTCCAGATGTATTGTGATCCATCCAGTAAATGAAACGTGATCTATTGTATATTACGTTTGGATAATAGTTATCATCTCCTTGTGGAGATTTAGCGTCACTTGCTTTTGAAAGATTAGAAAATGATTCTAATACAGTTCCAGGAACGCCTGATATACCACCATCTTCATCAACGATTACAACGTGGATTTCATCACCTGAACCTGATCTATCAGATACATATGGTGAAGTTCCAGGAGCGCCGTCAACTTGATCGTAATATCTCCATCTTCTTTTAATTCTAGCGTCATCAGCTACAACTCTTTTTAGACCGCCAGCACCTCTTGGGTGTTGAACGATACCAATTGAAGTTGAAGCAACACTAGTTACTCTATATTGATCGCCGTCATCAAAGTCTGCTGTAGCAGCTGTAGTTGAAAATTCAATGATGTCACCTACGTTTAAGTAAGTTGTAGCATCTGAATCGACATCAACAGTTGTGTCTCCAACAGCTAAGTCGGCTTGATCTACTTGTTGTGATGTTGTTAACGTTGCTTCGTAAGCAGCAGCAGAAGGACAAGTAGCAACTAATAAGTTGTTACCCCAACTACCCGCTGTTCTAGCAGCAAACGTACCAACAGCAGCTTGTCCAGTAGAATAATTATTTGTATAATCGTCTGTATTCTTAACTAAGATACCGCTTGAGTTAGCAGTAGCGTTAAGAGCACTTGTTTGGGTTGCTCGTACAACTCTTAGAGCGTTAGAATATTGTAGGTAGTTAGCAGCACTGAAGAACCACTCAAAGTTGTTTCCATCAGGTTTACCAAATGTATCTACTAATTCTTGCTCACTAGAGATTGAAACTATCTCGTCTAATGGACCTTGGTTGAATTGACCAGCAAAGGCTCCGATAGATGTTGATACCGCAGGAATGATTCTT